TTGCAGCGGCCCCGTTTCCTCGGGCCTGTGGGCGGCTCCCCAAGCCGCCAACATGCAGCTTTCCAACGGTGACGTTAGGCCGGTGCTTCCGCGTCGGCTCACGCGCCATGCGTCGCCGGCCCATTTGCGCGCCGAGTTCGCGGCGCTGGCGTCCAACTCGGGGTCTGCCGCGTGGGTTATCGCGTGGTTAGCCAAGCCGGCAACGAAACTCTGTCCGGTGGTCAGGTAGTCGCCCGCGTCCATGTCCACGAACCGCAACAGCGGGTCGCCCGCGTCGTCGGTCATGTGGCGCAACCGGTCGGACAAATCGGCGGCGGTGCCGCGCGCGTCGATCACCACCGGAGCGCCGTACTTCGAGCACAAGCGGGTGAGTTCGGTCGGCGCGTACCCGGTGCCGTCCAAGATTCTCAGCAATTGCACCGTTATGGTGCCGTCATTGTTGGCGATGCCAGCCGAAACGCTCGTGTGCGTCCCGTCCACGTCCACCGCGACGCCGAACACCACCGGCCGGCCGTCCAAGTCGCCGGGCGTCACCGGTGCCGTTACCGTAGCCGCCCACAACGCCTCGTCTATCGCCCTGTCGGTTATACCCTCGTCCCGACGGTTGCCGAACGCGCGCGCCCAACCTGCCGGGTTGCCCTGGAACTGTTCGCGGAAGTCGGCCAACTGCGCCTTGTCCCACAAGAGTCCGGCGGCTGGATGATAGCGCATGATGCTGTCCAGATTCTCCGGATCTTCGTCGGCTGGCAACCCGAAGTCGAACCAACACGTGCGGCGCGACTGTTCGCCAGCCCTGCAAGCGTCAAGTCTACGGTTGAAGAACGTCGATTCTGCCGTTCCCTCGGTGCTGGTTATCCATAGTTGCGGCTGCACGCCGGTGGCCTTAAGCCTTGTCGCCATGGTCGGCATGAAGCCATCCAAAATGGTGTTTCCGGTTTCCTCGGACAACGAAAACGCCTCGTCCAACGTGATTTTGTCGCCTTGGACGCCGTGGCCGGCAACCTTGGTAACGCTCTTTGGCATTATCACGCTGCCATTGGCGAACGGCTGGCGCAAGTCGCCCGCGCCGAGATACGGCCGTGTGGTTATTGCGGCAAGCGGCGAGCTGCCGAGCGTTTTCAGATATTTCTTGAAGTGGTCGCCCGCGTCCTTGCCCGTCTGCGCCAAATAATAGATGAAACGATCTGGTCCCCACTGCGAGTTGCGCGTGTCCACCGCGTCCACAAGCGTGCTTTTTCCACACTGTCGCGGTGTGCTCAATATCACCGTGTCATAGAAGTAAGTGCCTGTGTCCGGGTCGATTTCACCAGCCACGTCGGCCACCAGCCGTTGCCATGGCAGCAGAGGCGTGCCAAGCAACCGGGCGAACTTGGCGACTATATGGCCGTCGGTGCGGCGGTCCGGGTTTCGCTGGGTGCCGCCGCGCAATGGCGTCATGCCTGTGCCTCTTCCAGAAGACTGGCAAGAGCGGGGTCGATTTCCTGCCTTGACTGAAACTCGGTTTTCAATTCCTGGTACCACGCCAAGAGCTGTGCCATGACACGGCTCGTGTCGCGTCCTTTGACGTTCAGCGCGTCGAAATTGCGGGCAATGTTGATCATGGTCTTGCATACGTACTTGGCGTTAGGGTCAAGCTGCCTATCGCCCACGAAACTCTCGATAAGCTCCTTGGTGGCGCGTTCCTGCAAGCCCTCGTTGGGACCATAATAATCATTGAAACCGTCCAAGGTCATTTGCATTTTTCCAACCTCCTTAATAGCTGGTTTTCGTTGGTATTCCGCCGTTTTTCTGAATTTTTTTATCCGGTTCGAGAGAGTGAAAAAGTGGGCGCGGGGTCTTTTGGCCGGCCGTTCGCTTAAAAAACAGGTTCACCATTCCGGCCTTGAAGCCACAGTGACGCGATCACTGCGAAGCCCAAGGCGTGCGAGCGTGGCCCGGCGTTCACGTTGCCTTGCGTCCACCAAAGCCTGTGAGATGTGCAAGCCGTACCATTGGCGCACCAACCGCTTGGCCTGCTCGGTCTCGGCCCGCTCCCACTCCACCTCGAAGCCGGGATCTATCACACGCACGTCGTAGTCAAGGCTTATCCACTCGTCAAGCATCCTAGGGTGGCGCTTGCTGCTTGGCGTGGTGCGGGTCAGCCACACGTCAATAGGCTCCTGCGTTATGGCGAACTGGCGATAGGCTGCGGACCACGCCATAGCAACCGCCCGCCGCTGCGCCATGCTGGGCGACTCCGGTAGGCGCATGGCCCGGGCCAACGCCGGCCACGACACAACCGGGTCGCCTTGCTGCCTGTGAGCCTCCACCCATTCCACGGCCTCACGGTCGCAGGAACCGGGCGGCGTGACCACGATATGCAAGCGCGCCCCATAACCGTAAAGCACGCGGTCCTGGCGGCTGGCGTTGCAATGCTTGCACGCGCGGCGGATGTTCGCCACGGTGTCCATGCCGCCATGCGCGTAAGGCACTATGTGGTCGTCTTCCTCGCCCACACCGGTGCAACCCGGCAGCCTGAGCCAACAAGCGTTGCCCCACGTCTCGATCACCTTGGCCCGCACAAGCGGGTCGATGGTCTGCCTGCGCGCCATCACCTGCCACGCTTCCTAGCCCGCACCCACATGTCGAGATCGGCAAGCTCATACAAGCACGGGGAGTTGATGGCGTCGCCCGCCTTAAACCATTCCGGCCCGCGATTATCGGCCCTCATACGCTCCATCGTCCTAGGGGAGACGCCAAGATAGATAGCAGCCTGTTCAGTGGTCAGTTTTGCGCGCGGGTTCACAGCACACCAACCCAAGCCTTGAGCGATGTCAACAACTCGGCACGGTCGAACACCTGCGCACTTCCGCGCCTCTCGGGCTTGCCCAAGATGCCGTCGCTGATAAGCTGCTGCATCACATGGTCGCCGCTAGGGTCGGCCGTCGGCGCGATCTTGTTCAGGCGAAGCACACTGATAACAATGGAACGCGCAATGGTGTCCGCTCCAATGGTGTCGTGCTCCAATTGCCTGATATTCCATCGAATGGCGTTCTTGATGTCCTTCGTGCGCTGGGCCTTGCTCCTCGGCACCGCCCTCTTAGCACGTCGGCGGTTTGTTGGCTTGTAATCAACCGAATAACCCATGTCTCGAACCTCGTTTCATATTGTGGATAAGAACTGTGGATAAGTGGATAAGAATTGTGGATGATGTGCCCTTCGGGTGGTGGGGCGTTAGAGCGGGGAACCCAGCCAGGGAAACACAAGATTGCTCAATTGTTTTCCGGGTTAGGGTTCGCCATGCAAGGTTGCTTCGTAACGGAGCCGCGCCGTCGCATAGGTCAGCGGCCGAAGCCGCGCGCAAGGTCTCGCCGCACAGCCCGGCACGTATGCCGGCGATGGTCCCCAGTTGCGCCCGAACAAGACGCCGTGAAGCGATCTGTATACACCCGCATAGCTCCCCGCTGGGGCCGTGGTAACCGCCCGGCATTCCGGGCGTGTTTGTAACGCGCTGGGCAAGGCGCGGCCGGGTGCTTTATCGCGCCTCACCAGCAACCGACCTTCGGCTGGGTCAAGGGCTATGAAGTTATCGGATGCCGTCAGTCGTCGTCCGTGAGGAAATCACCCAGACGGACGATCGCGAGCACCAGCCCCAGCATGAACAACACGAAGGGGCTGAGCAGAATCAGAAGAACGATCTTGATGAAACGTTTCACGTCAATCCTCGTTGAAGCATCGGTCGATCTGTTTCTCAAGATCGTCAAGCTCGTAACCGTTGAACGGGACGCGCACGGTGATGCCTTCTTCCGTCTCAACGATCAGCTCGTAAAAACGTTGCCTGCTTTTCCTATCCACACGTTTGACCGTGACGCTCATTCCTGGGCTCCTTCCCATTCACGACGGGCACGCCTCGCGTGCGTCATCGCCTTGTTGATCGCGCCCTTCATCGTCTGAAGGTCGCCCATGTCCAAGCCATCGAACCCGAACGTGCTTCCGGCCACCTTGATGCGGCACTTGAAGGCGTAGGGATTGCCGCCGGTGCATTCCGACGGGTCGATGTCCAGCACCTGGAAGTAATTGCTGGCGCATTCCGGATTGAAAACACTCATTTCACTGCTCCTTGATTCATGGATTTAGGCTCCTTCCTCCGCAGCGATAGGCTTGTAATCGCACAAACCAAACCTTTCAAACAACGAAGGAAGGAAGAATAAATGGACGCGGACCTGACACGGTTCGAGCTACTGAGAAACGTCATCGACGCGCTGAAAGCCAACGCGCCAGTGGCGAGCGTGGTTATCGCCGTGCTGGCGTTCCTTGTATCGTTGGCCACATACCGTCGCGCATGGCGGTGGCGTTCCGAGGCCGAACCCGCCTTCGTGCAGGTGCAAGGCGACATGCTCCTGTTTCCCGAGTTCAAACGCGCCGACGTTGACCCGGTTTTCATCGGATGGCTGGCCAACTGCGGGGATGGACGGGCATTCAACGTCGAAGCCATTGGCATAAACTGCGATGCCGAGGTGTGGGACTGCCGGCAGATAGGCGAAACGGTGCTGGGCGAACAAACCAAATGGATCATGACCAACACCGGTCGAATAGTCGAGTTGACCAACGAAACAATGCGATTCTGGGTCACCATCACACCGCCCCGCGATCCGAGTCGCGACATTGAACCCGATCTGACGAAACTAGAGCTTGGAGTGCATTGGGTATCATCTCCAACTCGTCTGCGCCGGTGTCGATATAGACAGTTCCCGTTGCTGGGCATAGAACCATGGAAGTGCGGACCCTTGGAACGACTGCGGAGATGGCATAGGGACAGGAAGGGTCATCGCAGGTTCCATGAACTCGACAGAAAACGGGCTTTAGGACAGAGAAAACTTCTTTCCTAGGAACAATCCGATACGTGCCGTCCGAGAACACCTGTACAGCGTCGTCGGACTGCACGATACCGTCCGAATCCTTGCATCGCCTGCCTTTATAGGAACCGACACCCATGCTGGCAAAAATGCCCTCATTGGCCTCGTACTGTTCAACCACATCATGGTCATAGGGAATACCAAGCCGCTTGCGGTTAACCTCGACCGAATAGACGGACACCCTCAACGAGTGACGGGCCTTGCCCTTCGCTTCCTCTGCGATCGTCCAAGCGTGCCGCGACACCAAGAGCGAAGCAACAGAAATGGCAAATGCCAACGACGGCAAAAAAAGATGCCAATCCATCACTTCACCTCCAATGGCTCTCGGCCGAGCAATGAATCGACAGAAACATCGAAGAAATCGGCGATACGAGAAACGTCGCGAAGCGTAAGAGGACGCTTGCCATGAAGCTTGTTTGAAAGCGTCTGCGGATACATGCCTATATCGCGCGCTAAGTCACGCTGAAGGACGTGATTATGTCTCATAAGCTTCTTGATTGAAGCAGAAGCATTATTTGCTAAGCACATGCGTTTAGTTATAACTAAGCTGATTTGCTTAGTCAAGCTGTTTGGACATATCGGCGTGTTGAAAAACTAAATAAAAATGTTTATTATGAACGTATGACAGCAATACTATCGGCCCCGAAGCCGCGCAAAACGTCGGCTTGCGATGTGGCAATAAACAATATCAATATGATTATCGCCGTCCGGCATATTGCCAAGAAAGACATTGCTAATGCGATGGGCAAAGTGCCGCAAGCGTTCTCAAGAATGCTCAAGCCCGGCTATCACTGGACCTTTGATGACATGCTAATGGCGTCTGACGTGATTGGCGTCAGCCTTAATGATTTGACTGACCCGAATCTGACGCCGACGAAAGTGCTTCAAATACAAAAAACCGCCGCTCCCAATGGGAACGACGGTCAATTGGTAGCGGGGCATGGATTTGAACCATGGACCTCTGGGTTATGAGCCCAGCGAGCTACCGAGCTGCTCCACCCCGCGTCGGCTTGCCTTCATTGAGGCAGCTCTAACTACTTTACGGATGTTGGCTAATAAGTCAAATCGGCGTGTCGCATATTGCGCTGCTAGTGAAATCGCATATCCGATAACGCGTTATCCGTTTTTCGTATAACGCTGCGGACCGTCGATGAAAACCGCCGAATACGCCATATCCGGGTCCGCACCATAATAGGAAAC